TTTACCCTCGTGTGATTGAGTATTCTGGCGTGGCTGTAACTTTAGACATAAGCAACCTATTGTAAAGCCATTTTCATCTGCCAGCTTTCGTGGATCGAGATTGCTTGGACCCGCACAGGACCCATGCTCACTCCCAGTTATAGCTGGTGAAAGTGTTTGGCTGATTCGGATTATCCGTGTGACCGATATTCTGTTATGCCGGCACACTCTGACCAAGAGTGAGAAAATTGGTACCCAACGCTAGATACAGGAGTTCACGTCCCTGTATCGATGGTTGACATTACCCTGAATCCCATTATATGGGCGTATTACACTGTAAAGTGTAGATGGATATCGACACCATTTCAAGCAGTAATACTGTTTGTTGAACCATTTGGTAGCGTTCAACGATAAAAATCTTGTGAACTATCGCTTTTAAGCCTTTCACAAGCACCTGGTCAGGTGCATAATAGACCGTTTTCACCGCAATTTAACTAGCGTTTCTATAGCAGTGTGTATTTAGCGGTATACATACATTTTGTTATAGGACTACCCACCAGCGGTAGAGCTATTTGTGTCCAGCTCAACCTGGACATTCAGCGTACTATCACTAAGGAGTTCAGACAGTGACCCAACGTCCGACATGAATGAGTCTTGCGCTGAGGTGTGACGAGCCTAGTCGTTTATGTTGTTAAAACGCCTCCTGTTTTAACGATATCCCTCGCAGTCTTAGACTGCTCCCTCCCCTTCATCTCAGGGGCAATGTGGTGATAAAAACACAAAACCATAAATATTTATATGTTTCGCTTGCTTTCATCGCTGAATAGAGGTGCCACCCACGATTCCTGGTCGTGGTGTTGGTAGGAGCACGCCCGCTCCATCCTACAGGCGGGACCCACTCCCTAGCCGCAGAGGCAAGAGTGGGACTCCAGGGAGCGCTTTTACGTTCCACTCCCTGGCGTTCACTATCGGAGCGTACTTTTTAAGTCTATCCCGTCCTGGGCAGTCTAGCGCGTAATGCCGAAGACTGCACAGGGAAATCCCCAAGGGACCAGTGTGGCGTAGCCCTGGATTTATTCAGGCCTTCTCGAAATACCATAGATGTAAAGTCTGTTGGTACAGAGTCACAACATAGGCATCTCTAAGAGAGATGTGTGCATACACTTGACTCCTTTAGTCAGCTTTAATCGGTAGTGTATGTACGTCCGTGTGACAGGTTTTGGGGGTGGGGCACCAGCTGCCTCACCGCATTCCACCGCGGAATGCTGCTATCCGGAAAGGGGTAGACCCGGCGTAGCACCCAACCGTGGTAGCACTTGGGGGACCTGATGGTCACCGACAGTAAAGTGGCCTTAGGCCATTTTACTGCCACCGACCATTGGGTATTCACTTTTCCTTGATACGGACGATGGGATTGTAATGATGAATAAGCTTTATAGTCCTTTCGTTCAGATGAGTGGGTACTCGGTGGTTTTTACTTCATGCACTGTTTTGTTTTGGTGCATGGTTTTGGCGAGCGCGTGCGATTCGTTCGTTTTGCGCACTTTGTACTTCGCCAGTACCGCACTTGCGTGGTGTGTTACCTTTCATGGTCTTTTGACCATCGGTGGCATTCTTCGTGAGTGTGTCGTTGCCCGCGATGTTAACTTTGATGTGGCCATTCCCACACCGATTGGCTACATTCGTTATTTCCGCAGGCCTCGTCGTAGCTCTCCCGAGCCGGTGCTTCGGCACCAGCTTGCAGGAAACGATTCTGACTTTGACACTTTGCTTCGCTTGACTAATGTCTTCTGGCTGTATGATCGTGTGGCCCGTAAATTTGGCTACACACCCGTGCATTCAGAATCCAACCTTACAACTATTGTGTTACATAGTTTTGCGAGCTTTTATGTCAGATTGCGAGATGCTACAGGATTACGTATGATTGGTTTAACGGTACTTGATTTCCTCCTTTCCTTGACTCGCCATTGTGTGAACAAGAAGGGACACATTCCCGAGCGAGAGCTTTATAGCTACATTGGGAGTATGTCTTGGGAGCAATTCAGGAAATGTTTCAACGTTGGTGCCTTCAAATCGAGCCATGACGCTAACGAGTTTTTGGTCCGGTTGGCACGTATTGCCCGCGATCGTTTCTACCTCCGTCATCAGGCAGATACGATAGACCCTGACGACATTCCCACTGTTTGGGAAAAACTCATGGCTGCCAGGGACTCCGAAGCGATCAATGCTGCTCGGGAGCTTTTGAAGCTCCTTAATTCGGCATTCGTTCGTTACGCGTGTGGGGTAATCGGCGTTGATGAAGATAAGACTGCTGCTTTGTGTGAGAAGATTGAAGCGGCTAACGTGCCTCTGCACGCTAAGTTCCTCGATCAACTCATGGCCGTGACTGATGTCATGTTCCGTCTCTTTAAGAGTGCGAACGAGAATGGCATTAGTTCATTGTTTTCAGCACGCCCAGGTGTGCTGAAGCTGTATAAGGACGTTGCTGCCATCCGCGAGCGCATCGACAACCTGCTTTCAACCAGGGAAGTCGTTACGTACTTGCGAGATTTGCAGAGCATCACCGCAGAGCTTAAGCGACTTATCAACTTGGCCGATCAATTGATGGATTCCCGCAACACAATCCCAATGCTTTCTCTTCAAAAGCAATTACTGGAAATGAAGGCAACTATTGACGCAAAATATGCTGCCTGTCAGATTCGTAAGTCGCCTTTTGGTATCTTACTGGTTGGACCCAGTGGTGTTTGCAAGTCTCATCTCACCAACATGCTTAACGAGACATTGTTGTGCCGTGCAGGTGTACTGAGACAAGGTGATAGTGCTACCGGATTGACGAGTGTTATTCAGTCTACTGACAAGTACCACTCGACCGTTACCAATGCCACCCAAACCATAATTTTGGATGACTTGGCTAACAAGCGGGAAGATAAGGATTACGTGGACGTAACGAACATTATCTCGTTTCTGAACAATGTATCAGTTCAAGCTGTCAAGGCAGAGGTGCATGAGAAAGGTACGGTGTTTCCCCAACCTAAGTTGGCGATCGCTACTACCAATGTTAAGCATCTGAACGCCCCGAGAGATTCGAATTGTCCCATTTCTATTCTGCGACGATTTAATGTTTGTGTCGACATTGTGCTGAAGCCCGAGTTCCGCATGGTTCCTCAAAATCGTTTCTCTCAGGCTAACACTTCGCTGTTGCCCGACACAGAGGTGAACCCTTTGATGGACGTGTGGGAATTCCACTTCTACCGGTGGGTTACCAAGGACCGCAAGCCAGACATGTACACTGAGACTCTTCTCAGAACCACAAGTACACGTCAGGCGTTGGATTACATTATTGAGCAGTTCGATCTTCACCAAGAGATTCAGACCAGGTATGTTCAGAGCGCGCAAGCTTTGAGCGGGATCTGCGGCTGTGGTAAGTTCGAGCCAAACTGCCAAGAGTGTGCCCTCCGCCATCAGTTCGGTTTCGTTGGTCTTAGTGAGACCCTTTGGTATAAGAGGGTTGATTTTACTTGGGCCTGGTGCAATGTTTTTGCGTTCATTCCGGTGTGGTACCAGTTACTGTGTGATAAGGTTGGAGATCGCATCGAATCGATTCGGTGTGTTCAATTTTATCGCCGGATCATTGGTGAAGTTTCGAGTTTACTGTTCATTTTGAAGTGTGTGTTTACATGCACGTATTTGTGGGTAGTTTACTCGTGTGCTTACATTCTCAGCAATGCTTCCTTCCATCACGGGATGTTGGTGTTGTTGTTCTTTGTCACGTTCATTTACCTCAATGTAGTTCTCCTGTTGAGCTTCATGCAACTCAGGAAGTTACCACTGGAGGTTGTTGAGCGTTGTCAGAGACCGTGGAAGATTGTTAAGTTCGTTGCCATTGTTTCCGTTATGTATGGTGCCTGGTGCGTTGTGTATAAGCTTTGGACCTTGTACAGGGCCAAGTTTTCACACAATATTGCTGATGTTCACCCTCGTTCGTTTAATCCTTGGAAGGTCTTTGGTCGGCCTCAGCCGATTGCCAGCCAGCGTCTCATCGCCAACTGGTCGCAGCCCAATTACAATCGTAAAAGCTGTGAGGATTTTCCATTTTTCGAGGTTCATGGTGTTAAGAAGAGCGATGGCAAACTCGCACGTGTGAACATTGCCC